CACGTACGGGATGTAGAACCAGGGCTTGGGGGTGCGCTCGAACACCTCCCGGGCGATCAGGCAGACGCCGAGACCGACGGCCGCGCATTCCTCAAGGCCCGTGCTGTCCTCGTCGGTGTACAGCTTCTCGGCCGTCGCCAGCCGACGGAAGGCGACCGGTTCGGCCGGGGCGCGGCGAGTGGTGTAGTTGCAGGCCACGATGGGTTGCTGGCGGTCCAGCAAGCGCACCAGCGCGTCGGCGGGGAAGCGCATGTCGCTGTCGAGGAACAGCAGGTAGTCCGAGCCGTCGTCCAGCATCGCCTGGGCCAGCTTGTCGCGCTGGTCGCAGATCAGGGTGCCGGCGCTGGTCGACACGCCCAGCTCGATGCCGGGCACGCACCCTGTGGCGCCCGTGAGCATGGCGAGCGAATGGGCGAAGCCGGTCATCACCGAGTCCCGCGCGGGGATGCCGATCTTGACCTTGATGTCGGGCCGCTTCTTGGATTTCAAAGGAGGCTCCCAGGGCGGCTCTTGAAGGCGGGGTTTTGCTCGAAGAACCGCATGACCGCCTTGGGGTCGCGGATGCTGCCGTCCCGCATCATCTGGTCGAGGAAAACTGCGGGGATGGTGCCGACGTACTCACCTTCCGGGTTCCAGCGCTCGGAGCCCGTGAAGTCGTTGAAGCGGCGCTTGGCTGCCTCAAGGATGGGCTCGACGTCTTGCTGGGTCTTCAGCGTGAAGGTGTCGTCGTCGCTCCAGATAAAGGTCTCGGTGACGCCGGTCAGGGGGTCATGATCGAAGAAGCGTTCGGACATGCGCCCTCCCTCAAATGCAGAGGGCGGCCCGAAGACCGCCCTCTTGCACGCTACGCGTAAGCTACTGGTACTAGGTGGTGGTCAGGTCGCGGGCGACGCCGTGGGCGGCTTCGTTCCCCACCTGCAGGCCAACCTCCATGATCATCTCGAACTTGCGGGCGTCGCCGGTCTTCGCCAGTTCGTCCATGAAGAGCGGACGAAGGGTGGCGACCTGTGCGTAGCTCGGATCGACGTGATAGGCGGTGTTGGCCGGCATGAAGCGGTTCGGCGTGATGGTCAGGTCGCCGAAGTCGGACTTGTAGACGTCCGCCCCGCCGATGATGGCCACCTTGCCGGACCCGGTCTCATGCCGCAGCGAGGCGATGCCGACGAAGCCGGACGCCCGCTGCTTGTTGACGGCGCCCACCATAACCATCTCGGCCTCGCCGCCCGACACCCAGGTCTTCTGGATCACATCCTTGAAGATGGTCTCCGTCCAGGTGCGGATGGCGCCCGCCGTGGCGGTCGTACGGCCGGTGATAGGGGTCGTGGTGTAGGAATAGTCACCCGTACCGCCGTTGCCGTTGTTGGTGTTGGTCTTCAGCCAGGAGTCGAACGCGGCCGTTTGACGGGCCGTGGTCGTGCCCCCCGCCACCGCCACCTGCGAGGAGGTGAAGGTGGCCTCCAGGTCGCGCTTGATCTCCTTGGTCTTCTTGGCCATCTGGTAGGCCTGCTCTTGCTTCCGACCGGCGCGGTTGGTCGCTTCGAGCGTGCCGGCGATGGCGAAGCTCTTCAGGAAGATCTGCGTGTAGTTGCCGACGCGAGCGGTCGGAGTGATCGCCACAGCCGTGACGTCGCCGCCTTCAAGCTGTGCGTTGGTGGTCACGGCGGCGGCGAGGGCGTCGGTCTGCCATTCGAAATAGGTGGCGTTCACCGAGCGCTTGCCGATGTTGCTGACGAAGGGCGTTTCGGTCGGGCTGATGTTGTAGATCATGTCCGACAGGTCTTCGCGAATACCCTTCGCGTCGTAAGTGGTGTAGCCGTTGGTCGTAAGCGCCATCGTGGCGGCTCCTTATCCCATGCGTTGAAGGAAGACGGCGGCGGCGTCATGGACGTTGCCGGTCTTGGCGAGACGTTGTTTCGCTCGCGTCACCTCGGTGACCTTCGACGGTTGCTGAGATGCGACACCGGGCTTGGCGGTCTTCACCGCTTCCACCTTTTTCTGTACCTGGGGCGTCTTGTCCTTCAGCGCGCGATATTTCGCGGCCTCGTCCAAGATCAGATAGAGGCGATGATCGGTGAGCACACTCAGCTCAGCAGGGTCGAACCCCACCTGCGTCATGTACCCCCGGATCGCCTCCTCGGCGGCCTTCTGCTTGACCGGGTCCTTCCAGTCGGGCCGGGCTGCGAACAGCTTGGCTTGCTCCGCTTGGATGGTCTCGGCCTGCTTGGCGGCCATTTCGGCGTGCGTCTGGGCCTCAAGGCGCTGCCGCTCGGCCTGCGCCGCTTGCACCTGGCTCGTACGCCGCATTTCGTCCGCAACTGCGACCCCGTATTGCAGGGGTTCGTTGATGCGGAGCCATTCCAGGTCTTCGGGGCTCATCGTCGGCTCCTGGAGCCGCTGCTCCAGGACCGTCAGAAGGCTCTTGGCGCGTTCGCGCTCCGCGGCAAGTTCGGCCTTGAGGGGTTCGAGGGCGCGCCTCTCCTCCGCCACGGCGTTCTTTTCGCGGGAATAGTCCTGCTGACGCTGGTAGCCGGCGATGGCCTCCTCAAGCGTCACCTGCTCTTCGACACCGTTTACCTTTACGGTGACGAGGGCGGGCTGCTTTTCGGCCTCTTCGGCGTCCTCAGCATCGTCGTCGGACTCTTCGACCTCGGGCTCTTCGCCTTCGGCCTGTTCGGGGGACTCTTCGTCCTCCTGCAACGCCTCGTCGCCGTCACTGTCGCCGCCCTCTTGGGCGGTTAGCCGGGCTTCGAAGGCTTCGGCGGCTTGCGCCTCCGTCATCCCGGTTGCTTGCGCGTCGCCGGGGGTAGGTTCTGACATGTGCTGTCCCTAGTTGCGGAAGGGATTGAGGCGCCGGGCGGACGCCCGCTGCGCTTCCTTCTCGATCCTGGCTTCCTCGTACTTGGCGGCGTCCACGCGGCTGCGCAGTTCGCCCTCGATGGCGTCCAGGGCGGACACCTGCGCGTGGTGGACCTCACGCAGAGACGCGGCGCCCGAGGAGGTGTTGCGCCAGTCCTGCATCACCCGATCGCGCAGTTCGTTGACGACTTGCGCGAAGGTCTCGTTCTCCAGCAATTCGCGCGCGGCGCGGCCGCGGGTGAGGATTTCGTCGGTGTTCATCGGGCCGACGGCAGATGGAAGCCCATGGGCCGGCGCACAGGTTTCGGCTTGTGCGCCATCGCTATGGCGGCGGCTTGGCTGACGGACTTCATCCGCCACAGCCGCGGCTCCGGCTCTTCGGAGTGCAGGTCATGCAGCGAGCCGGACCCGCCGATATGCGGAAACTCGGGGTAGTCCTCGTCCATCAGCCCTCTCCCGCCTCCGAACCGCCTTCAGCAGCGTTTTCTTTGGCGTTCTCACGGTCCGCGTGCGCCATGCGCTCGGCGTGACCAGCCTCCGACGCCTGAATGGCGAGGTCGACATGGCCGCGGAACTGTTCGGCCTCGGCCTTGATCTGGGCGACCGTGACCGAGGTCTTGTACTTGGCGTTCAGATCCGCCAGCTTGAGCGCCTGGTCGACCGCGCGATCCGCTTCGGCGTTCTGGGCGTCGAGTTGCAGCCTGTACTCGGCCAGCTTCTGCGCGTGCTCCTGCGCCTGGGCGTCCATCTGCATGCGCGTCGCGTCGAGCTGCAGCCTGCCTTGCTCGATCTGGAGCTTCTGGGCGGCCACCTGCTGCTCGCCCTGCACCTTGATCAGGTCGGGGTTCGGCGGCTCGGGCTTGGCCTCTTGCGGAGGCGCGTTGGCCGGGTCCTTGAAGAAGGCGTCGGGGTTCTTGAAGCCGCCGATCTGGAGGATCTGCGACAGGGTGTTGTGGTACTCCGGCAGGCCGACGATGGGGTTGCCAGGCACGCTGAGGAGGATCTGCTCCTGCGTCTGCTTGACCTGCATGAGCAGGCCCAGCTTCTCCTGGTTCGTGCCGCCGCCCAGCGCCACATTCGCCGTAACGTCCATGTCGACGCGCCAGGCGCGGGGGTCGATCTCCGTCCACTTGTTGCGGAGCTGCACCATGCGCGACTTGCGCTGGTTCTCCACCACGAGCTTCAGCAGGCCGCGGAACAGGCGCTTCATGCCGGTTTCGGCGAAGATGCGGCCGATCAGTTCGATGTGCTGCTGCGACTGGGTGAACTGGGCGCTGGAGGCCGTCGCCGTCATGGTCTGCAGCGTCTCGGGCGCGAGCCCCTGCGAGACGCGCGACATGCCGGTGCGGGCCTCCTTGACCTGATCCATGTAGGTCAGGCCCTGGAACCCGGCGCCGCTGACGTCGGGGGTCACAAGCTGCGTGATGTCGGTCGGAGCCTTGGCGCGGATGATCGCGCCGATCTCCGTGTTCATCACGTCGTCGAGGTTGGCGCCGGCCGTGACGACGGTGCGCGGATTGATGGCGAGGGAGATGCTGTCCAGCGTGGCGCGCAGGAGCGCCGACTTGCTGCGCTGGATGTCCATCACGTTGTCGGCCGGGCACATGCCGAAGAAGGTGTGCGGCTCCGGGTCGGCGTGGAAGGCGGCGAATGGCGTGGTGTCGACGGCCTCGTGGTGGACGAGCTTGTTGCTCGGCCCGATGGCGCAGACCTTCACCAGCTCGGCGATGCCGTCGCCATCGACGTCGGCGCGGATGTAGCCCTCGATGTAGAGCACGAGGCGCATGGTCGGGTCTTCGCCGCCCACCTGACCCCACACCGTCTGGTACTGGTTGCGCGCCTGGGTCTCCAGGTTGAACTGCATCTCGTCGGCGGACTGCGACGCGCCCTCGACCTCGTCCTTGTCGAACCCGAGGGCGACGAGGTCCGAGACGGTCTTCATGCACCGATGCGCAACGAAGGTAGCGCTGTCGATATCCCGCGCCCGGCGGTTGATCAGGAACTCCTCGGGCGGCAAGCAGGCGATGCAGGCTCGATCCTTGACCCTGGTCAGCTTGACCGTGATCGACAGGCCGTCCTCACCCTGCTTGGACTCGACGATCTCGGCCTTTTGGGCGGCCTCCAGATCCTCCATGAGCTTGGTCAGGGCCATATCATCCAGGCCGGTATACTCGGCCGTGGTGACCTCTTCGCTCTCGTCCCACCACCACTTGATGAAGCCGGCCTTGCGGACCAGGGCGTCCTTGAACGCCGAATAGAAGACCTCGAAGCCGGGATTGTCCCGCTGGACGATGTAATTGATGTAGTCGGTCGCCTGCTCGGCGCTCTCGACGTCTTCGGCGTTCTGCGGGACGAACTCGACGACCTTTTCAGGGCCAAAGAACATGCGCATGAGCGAGGGCATGTACTGGCCGATGACGTCGTGCACGTCGCGGCTGACGACCTGGCTGCGCCCCTCCTCCTCGTCGCCGAAGAGTTCGCCACGATAGTACTTCGTCGCCTCCATGCGCTGGAGGCCTATGTTGGTGTCGATGAAGCTGGTGGCGTCGCTGATCTCTGCGCGGACCGACGACTCCAGCGTTTCGAGGTCCATCAGGCTTGCCACAGCCCCAGGATGAGCGTCGCGGTCGTGTTGGTGGACATGACGAGCGACGTCTTCACCGGCAGGATGGTTCCCACGGGCACGGCTGTGAACGTCACGACGTCGCCGCCCGCCGTGGTCACCGCCACATTGCCGGCGCCGCCGACGTACAGGGCGTCGTAGGCGTTGGGCGCCGTGTCCGACTTGGTGACCGCGACCGCGCGGGCCGGGTTGAAGCCATTGGGGATCATGTGGACCTCAAACGATGCCGCGGATGCCGCGACGGAGCGGCGCGTAGGCCTGTGGTTCTTCGTAGGCGACGCACATCAGGCCGAAGGCGTCGGCGGGGTCGGACGCCCAGTCGTGCTCGGGGCCTAGGCCCACGTTGCGCTTCTCGTCCCGCTTCTCGTGGTAGGCCCCGAGCGCCTTGAGACCGGACGCCAGCTCCGGCGTGTCGTTGAACCAGATGCGCGGGAACAGCCGCCTGGCGGCCTCCACACGCTGCATGGCGGCGCCGGCCCCCTGGTTGGAGGTGACTTCCACCTCGAAGCCCGCGGCCCGTAGCTGCTGCTCCACCGAGCCCGGCGACTCCAGGCGCACGTGCACGCCGTCGTGAGGCAGGCCGCACAGGGCATCGCCCCAGCCCCGGCGCTGCATCTCCGCGATGTAGTAGCCGAGCTGCTGCCCTCGCCCTTCGATGTAGTCGAGCACGACGATGGACCGGTCGACGAACTGGCAGATCCAGATCGCCGTCGCATCACGGCGGCCGAGGTCCCAATAGGCGCGGACGCGCAGGATGGGGTCCTTGGCGACGGCCGTGACCCGGCCCTCTTCGCGCGCCTTGGCGAGCTGGGCGGCGTAGTAGGCGCCCTCGACGGCGACGGCATACTGCCCGCCCCACACGTGCTCGGCGGTCGCGGGATCGGACCGGTAGTCGTTCTCCATCTCCGCCTGAAGCGGCGTGTCGCCGAACCACGGATTGTCCCGCCAGCTTACCTCTCGGACGATGCTGTTGGGCGGCGGTCCCGCGGGACCGCGAAACAGTTTGTCGATGGGGTCGTGGTCGAACTCCGGGTTCCACGTCCATATCATCCGGCTTCCCGGCTTGCGCAGGGTCGGTCGGATCAGGCGGATGGAGCGGGCGGAGAAGCGGTTGGCCTCCTCCCCCCAGAACACATCTGCGCCTTCCAGCGACTTCAGAGCGTCGGGGTTGCGCCAGACGCCCTTGTAGATGAACCCGCCGCCGTTCTTGGCCCGGGTCTCGTCTCGCAGCGCCTCGAAATGGTCCTGCAGCCCGTAGTCGCTGATCTTGTCCTCGATCAGTTGCTTGACCGAGTCCTTCAGGCTCTCCTGGATCTCACGGGCGCAGACGATGCGGAGCGGCTTGGCCGCCGCCTGGATGACGAGGGCGCCGCCGACGCTGTGAGACTTGGCCCCGCCCCGCCCGCCGTAGTAGGCCGCGTCCCGCCATCCCTCCGTGAACAGTTCGCGGAAGGCGGCCGGGATCTGGACGTCAGACAAACTTGACCGTCAGCTCGTTCCGGATCGGCGCGTCGCCCTCACCCCCACCAACCAGCGGCTGCTTCGCCTTGCCGTATCCGCGGTCCAGAAGCTCCTTGATCGCAGCAACAGAGGCCGCGTCGCTTTCGCTATTCATGGCGATATCGTTCAGCCTACGCATAGCGTCGGGCGCGTACTGTTGCGCCAGAGCTTTCACGTCTGCAGTTACTTTATTCGGCACACCCTTGGGGCGCCCTGCTCCTGGTCTAGCGCCGCCAGCCATGATGATTTCCGCCGATTGTTTTTCTAGATCCCCGGCGGGTGATACGTCAGCACGACGTTCACTGTACCGGCGGGATTGGTGCCGCCCACGGCGGCGATCTGCAGGTAGTAGACGTCCGTGCCCGCCACGCTGTCGAACGTCGACACGATGGTGCAGGCGATGTGCCCCTGCGCCTTGACGTCGGTGGCTGCGACGACCTGGGCGCCTGCCGCAGCGGTGCCGACAGTCAGGTTGATGTTGGTCGGCGAGCCGGTGAACGCGGTGGCCACCTCCGCCCGGATCGCGCCGAGCGCTGAGCCGATGGGTACGGTGATCGTCGCTTGCGTCGTGGCGCCGGCCGCCATGGTGACGGGGACGATCTGGGCGTAGCTCGGGCGGGCGGAGGGCGTGCCAGCCTCGCGGGAACGGGTGTAGGTCTGCTCAGTGGCCATCAGGATCTCCGGACGAATCTGCCGCGTTCATCGCGGGGTTGAGGCTTGGGGCGGAAGGCGGCGAACACGGCGACCATGGCCCACGCGCCGAATGCGGCGCCGATGGCGAACATGTTGCTGTCCTCGTGGGGTCGCGCCGCAGGTCAGACCTCGGCGTCAGGGTTTGGCGGTGCGTGTCCCGCGTCCGCCTGGGCGCGATGGGGGCGGCTGAACGCAAAAGCCCCGGCCGGTTAGGGCGCGGGGCTTCAGTCGCAGCAATCGAATTGTGACGATCTACGCAGATTTCGCGCGTGGCGTCAAGGGGGCGGTCGCGATTTGATGCCGACCATCGTCACGCCGCCCTTTCCCGAGCGCGGTTGTCCCACGCCACGTACGCGTCGCAGCAAGCCGCCGAAACAGCCCGAACGGTGTCCGCCTGGCGGCGATGGTCGATCTCGCCCGCCAGGCGCTCCACCACGGCCCGCCAGTTGACCCGCCGCCCCTCCACCACCTCAGGAACGCAGAGAGCCGTCAGAAGCGCTCCCTGGCGCTCACCGCAGCCCGCCAGGATCGCCGCCGCCTCCGCCCCAGCCTCAAGCCGGGCGCCGCTCAAGCCGTTGGCCTTCACGCCGCCAAAGTCCACCCGGTGATAGTCCACCTCGCCGCCGGTGGCGTGCAGGATGGCGATAGCGTTCTGCAGCCGCCGCACGGCCGCCAGATGCGACGACGGGAGCGCGTCCCGGCTGTGCAGAAGGGCGAACACGTCGAACCGCCGCACCCGAGCCACCTTGCCGCGCTCGGCGTCGACGGCATGGACGTCCTCGTTGGCGACGAGCTGCATCGCCGCGCGGTTGACGCCCCATTGCGCCGGATCGGCGCGCTGAGCAGCGCTGTTGGCGCGCGCCCTGCCCTCCTGCTCCGCCCGCTTGCGCGCCGCCTCAGCCGGGTCGTACGGACGCCCGCGGCGGATGTGGTTTTTCTTGCCCATGATGGTTCCCCGACGTGATCCGACGGCGTGATTGCCGAGCGGTTGGTTGATCTCGATGATGGTCATTCTCGCCCCTCAAAACGGCAGATCGTCGCCGTGCTTCACCAGTCGATTACCCTTGCGGCGGTTCTCTGATTTCGTGATGTATTGAAGGTTTGAGATCGTGTGCAGACCGCTGACAAGGTGGCCCCTCAACGGAACAATGTGATCAACCTCATGTTGCGGAGGGCAGTTCGCGTAAAACTGCTTGATCTGTTCTCGCTCCTCATTTGTCATCCATGGAGCCAATCGACCAGATATCCTTGCTCGTCGAAAAGACTCACAGCCGCGCTTAATTGAGCGGATATCATCTGGCCGCTCCGACCTAACAACAGCAGCTCTCTTCCGGCACATTTCGCGAGCTGCTTCGAGGTTATTTTTCCGCCATTTGGCACTTCTAGCCCGAGAGCGTTCGGGATCAGTCAAACGTCGCTCTCGTTCTTTAGCGTTGATCTTCTCGCGATTGCGCTCCCGGTATCGATCCTTCGAAGCCTTCCTCGTTTCACTGTCCATGTCTCGCCTCAAAACGGTATGTCATCGCCGGATTTCGTCCACGACCGATCGGTTGGCGGCGCCCGGCCACCAGTGACGACGGCGCCGGGAAAGGCGTCCTTGACGTCGCCGACGAAGCCCGCGGCCTCGATCAGGTGAGCCACCTCCTCCAGGGTGTAGACCCGCAGGTTGCGGCCCGACCGGATCTCCGCCGCGGCCTCAGCCGTCGTCCGCGTGATCGCGGCGGACGAGCCGTCCGTCAGCCGGAATGTCCACACGTCGGGCGACAGGCGACGGTGCCCGGCCTCGGACGCGACCTCCGCCAGCTTCGCCCAGCCGCGGATCAGGGCGGCGGCCTTGCGGGTGACGAGGTCGAGCATGTCTCGCGTCAGGATGTCGGCGGACCAGGCGGCGTTCAGCACCTCCGACCACTGCGACTGCGCCAGGAGGAACCGGGCGCGCAGTTCGGCGTCGACGAGGAACGGGAGCCGGTCCACGCCCCATTCGAGTTCGGCGTCACGGGCAGCTTGGTCAACGCCCATCTGGTGCGCCGTGATCGTGGTGGCGTCGGCGGGGCTCAGCGACATGGGGCCGCTCCAGTTCCGAGCATGCTCCAGTTCGTTTTCGGCCGCTGCTCCAGTGCTCCACTCCTACCCACCCCCTTAAGGGGGTGGTGGGTAGAGAGGACCTGAGCAGGCGAAATTGCTCCAGTTGCTCCAGTCTGCTCCAGTTGGTTTTCTGGACTTGAGCAGGTCATTCCTTGTCCTTTCCGACGACCACGAAGTTCTTCGGACGGCGCGCCTGATCGAAGCCTTGGACGACTTCGAGGACGCCGTTTTGCACCCATGTTTTGATCATCGTTTTCACGCGCGCCTTGGCCTGGACCTCGTCCAGATCGATGCCCAGCGCGCCCGCCACCGCCACACCCACCCAATTCGAGGCCCTGATGTCCTCGCGCCACTCGCCCACCGCCACGGCCGCACGAACGGCCATCAGGCCGCGTTCACCGACACCCCGGAACGCGTCCGGCTTCACCCATTCCGTCGCCACGCCCACGTTGTCTTCCATCACGTCCACACGGTTGCCGAGGGCGACCCCGACCATCTTTCGCCACTTCGCATCGCCCCCGCGGGGCATCAGATTTGCCTTGCCGTTATCGACCCTGAAGTAGGCCCAGCGCTCATGCGCCTCGATGCCGACTTCGGCCGCGTCAGCCATGCTCATGCCGTTCAGGACCCGCGCTGAGCGCACCTTGGCCAGGAGCGCGCCGGCGCCGCGGGCGTCGTCCACGGTCGTCTCTTGGACGCCGCCAGCGGGCTTCCTGACGTGGTGGACAAGCTCGATGGCGCACCCGCCCTCTTCGGCGACACGCATCCACTGCTTGACCACGAGTTCGATCTTGCTGTTGTCGTTCTCGCTGACCGCGTGACAGGCCACGAACGGGTCGATGATCAGGACGTCGATGCCTCGGGCTTTCACCTCGGCGACGAGCGCATCGACAACGGGCGTCGCGATCTTGGCGCCGTCCCGGTCTTCGGTGACGACGATGATTTCCAGGGTGCGGCCGCTATCCACGTAGAGCCGGCCGTCGATGTCCTCCGGGCCGATCCTGTAGTGCAGGCAGCTCGCGGCGATCCGCCGTTGCAACTCTTCGAGCGGGTCTTCGCCGTTCCAGTACCAGACGGAGAGCGGGCGCTTGGGCGCTTCGCCGATCAGCGTCCGACCGGTGACCATGGCGAGGGTTTCGACGATCTCCAGGGACGACTTACCGACGCCCCCCGGCGCCACGGTGGCGGAAAGGAACTTCCTGAAGAGGTGCCTGCCGTAGAGAATGTCTCGCGGCGGAATCTGCGAAGCCGGCACCCACTGATAGGGCGTCGCCTGGATGATGGGGGTGGAAGCGTCGTCCTCGAGGATCTCACCCGTCTCGGGATCGTGGCGAGGGAGGTCGTCCTGACCGACCCCCTTTCCCGGGTTCGCCCACCCCTGCCGCTGCGCCTCGGCGAACACGGCGCGATGATCGGTGTGGCTGGGCTGGAAACTGTCCCACACCCGCGCCGCGTCGGCCGGATCGTACTTGTCGGAGGTCTGCGACCACTCCAGCCAGAGGCCGCGGCCGATGTCGCCGAGGGGCTTGAGGGCGTGGCCCATGCGCACCCACAGGTCGCGGTCGTCGGAGCGCATCGACGCCAGCGCCGAGCGCAGGTCGCGGGCGGCCAGCGCGCCCGTAAGCGAGCCAGACGGGCTGGGCGCGGCGGCGCTGGTGTCCTGCGGCCGCGGGCTGTGGAGCGGCGCCAGGCGGGCCTCCACGAAGTCGGCGATGTCGCAAATCTCACCCTGCCCCGTGCTCTCGCCGGTGACGGTGAAATAGCGGCCGTGGGAATAGGCCTCGATGCCCGTCGTGTTGGACCCGAGCGAGTGGAAGCGCCGGCCATAACCGATGGCGTGGACGCCTGCGCCTGAGGGCGACTTCTCGGTGTAGCCGGGCAGGTCGTCGGCGACGAACTGGAGGCCAGGGTGCTCTGCCAGGCTGTCCAGGTCGATCCCCTGCCAGTGGCCGTCACCGTCCGGGCCCAGCGCGAAGCCCAGGCCAGCGTGGGCGGGCGTGAGGGCTGCGACGGCTTCGGAATAGGTGACGAGTCGGGCGACATCCTCGGGGCCGTCCAGCACGCCCTGGCGGCGCTCGCCGTTGGCGTAGACGGGCACCTTGCGCGGCTTCTTGGTGGGGTCGTCGTTCGGCTCATACCGCCAGAGCAGCCACCGGCGGGCGCTCTTCATGGCGGCGGGGAGATCGGGATAGGGGTCGTCGAAGGCGTCGCCTGGCTTGTCCGGCAGGCCGTGGATGCTGGTGGCGACGAGGGCGCCGTGGGTGGTCCGGTCGACGGGCCGGCCGTTGATCGCGTCGGTGTAGGCGCCGGGCGGCAGGCCCTTGGCGGCGAAGTACCGCTTGAAGTCCTCGACGGTCCAACCGCGCGCCTTCGCGCCCGCGACGTCCGCCACGACGGCGGCGATGGTCTGGGCGTCGAGCGCGATCTGATCGGAAGAAGAACTCATCAAGCGCGACGCCCCGGGCGATAAGGTTAACTATGGACGGCAAAGAAGAGGCGGGAGCCGGAGCCCCCGCCATCAGGTCTCAGAACTGGTCGTCAGACGCCGGCACGGCCTGCGCCGTCGTCACCGCCTGGACGACGGGCTGTTGCTTGCCCTCGTTGGCGGCGACGGGCTGCGCCGGCGCAGGGGTGGCGCTCAGGGCCGCGGGGCGGTCCGCCCACGACTTGATTGCGAACACCGGGGCGAAGTTCTCGACGATGATCGGTTGTCCGGCATCGTTTTTGCCCTTGGACTGGGTCTTATCGATCCGGTCGACCACGACCACGGGCAGCTTGCCGGGGTTGGCCGCGACACCCTTCACGTACTCGTTATGCAGAGCGTCGATGGCCCCGATCATGGCGCCAGCAGTCGCCGCCAACTCGCGTACGTCGCCGCCCTCCGGCGTCGCGCTTATCTCCCGCGCGAGCTGCATGTGGACCCGAAACCCCTGCTTGTGCTTAGGGCTGGGCCGGTCCGCCAGAAGAGGGTTGCCGGCGTTGTCCTTCGGCGCCGCGTTAAGGCGCGTGACCCGAATGTCGGGCGCTGCACCCGCCGCGAACAGCAGCCAACCAATCTCGATATTTTCGAGATCCACGATCGCCTTGAAGTCGGAGTCGCGGATCTCGACTTCCTTGGTCTGCCACTCGCCACCCGCATCCTGGGAGCGGTCGACGCGGTAAAAGCGTCCGGCCTTCGCGTTGTACTTGAGGACCGGCGTGCGGTCAGCAAAGTCACCACCACCACCTGCTTGAATACCAATTGCCATCTTGCTTTTCCTTCGTTCACCAATGCCGGGAAGGCGCCCGGCGCGCACAGCCACGCCGCTCAGAAGCTGAAGCGGTCGCGCATGATCTGGCTGATGTCTTCGCTCGCCAGTTCCTCCCGGCGGCGCTCGATGCGCTCCGCCAGCGGCTCCAGCCACGCGCCCGGGTAGTCGTTGGGCCGGGCGTCCATGCGCGCCTC